CCCACACCGTCGAGTGCCGGAACGCCATCTCCGGCGACCCGGACCCGTACAGCTCCTCGACCGCGTTGATGTGCGCGCCGACCGGCGGGGCCACGAACGACAGCTGGGCGATCCGCTGCTCGCGGCCTGGCCGCCGCGCCGCGGTGCGCTCGCGCGGGCCCGCGAACACCGCCATCAGCCGGCCGCCTTGACCATCCGGGCCGACTGCTCGATATTCATCATCGACATGCGGCCGATCGGCGGCGAGATGAACGACAGTGGGGGACGAACCAGGATGACATCCGATCCCGCGTGCTCAAACGCCTCGCCGAACAGCTCCCATTCCAGCCTGGCGATCCGGTCATAGTCCGGCCGGAGCTGGCGCCTTCTCACAGCCGGCCCATCGTGGCCCGGCATGGCCCGCACACCCGGTCCTTCAGCTCCAGCGCTTCCGGTGCCGTCCCGTCACAGACCCGCTCACCCGGATGGTTGTGCGCGCACAGGCAGCTGCACCGCTTGGGTCCGCGATCGTCCATCAGAGCCGCCTGTCGGCGAGCAGCCCGAACACGCCACCCACCACGAGCGCAACCCCAGCCCGGGGCACCTGCTGAAACACGCCGTTGACGATCATCGCAACACCGATTGTGACACCCGCCGCACCAGCCACACCAGGGACACTCGCCGACCAGCGCACCAGCGTCCCCGCCACCTCCGCACCCGCCAGCGACCAGGAGTGCCCCAGCGCCCGCAACCGCACCGGCAACCGCCGCGCGGCCCGCTGGCGGGTCGTCCCGCCGCAGTCCCGGCACGGCACGCCGTTGATCTCACCGCCGCCCGCGCACCCCGGGCACGCAGGCAGCCGCAGGGTGGCAGTCGTCACTGCGCAGACGCGGTCTCAGACGGATCCGCCGCCGCCGGGGCCGCGGCCTCGGCCGCCGCTGGCTTGTCCCACAGCGAGCCGAGTTCCTTCAGGACGTTGACGGCGATCGTCAGCCCGTTGGCCGGCACGTGCAGCACCGTGGCCAGTGTGTCCATGACCTCGGTAGCGGCAGGATTGGCCGCGATTGCTTCGAGCTTCGAGACGGCGGCCTCGTCGATGCCCTCGGCCTTGGCGACCAGGTCTTCGAGTCCGGCCTTGATTTCGGTGATGACGCTCACTGGTGCCTCCGGGGGTTGCGCTTGCACTGACGCTGCGATCATGGTAGCGCCCGGGTGGCGGTGACGCTCGAAAGCTTTCCAGGGGTGGAGCAGGTCTTCCTCGACACGCTCGAAAATCGGTTCAGCCATCACGATCACCTCTCTGGTTACCAGACTGTGTTCGACCAGTTCCGCGGCTTCGTCAGCCGGGCCAGCGCGTCCACGCCCATGCACAGCGTGATCGCCGCATCGATATGGGTCCGCGACCGGCCCTTGCTCAGCGTGAAGCCGCGTTCTCCGGGCCGCTTCACCGCGGCCAGCACCTGCCGGGAGACATCCGGGTCGCCGTCATGCACCACCTGGCCGCCAATGATCGCGTCGAACGCCAGGCCGCACGCCGGGCCCATCTGCTGCGGGGACTGGTTGAACTCGATCACCAGGAAGCCCTCTTCCTCCAGCATCCGGGCGGGCAGCTCGAAGAACCGCGGGTCGTAGACAACGCCGCGGAACCGGGGGCCCAGCTCGGTCGCGCGCTCCTGGATCCAGGTCCACACCTCAAGGTGGTCGATCTTCCCATCGGCCGGGTACCAGATCTTCGCGGTGTACGCGGTCCGCCCGTCAGCCAGCTGGGTGCACTCCCCGACGCTCACCGAGTCGCGTTTGAGGGCCATGTCCACCGCGAGCACCGCGGGCTCATCCCCGGCCAGCTCCCATTCGCCCTGGCATTTGCCCCACGCCGCCGGGTGGTCCTTCAGCCACGAGTCGGCCGGGACATCGACCCAGGCGTTGCCGTAGTAGCGGATCCACTCGTGATGCTCGACCTCCGGCTTGTCCCACTCCCGGACGCGGGCCTCGACGTCCCAGAGGATCCCGGCCGCGGCCGACGCGTCCTGCACCGCGATCCGCCGGTCGGCCGGCCGCGAGTAGTCCAGGCCCGGGCGCGCCTCCCGCCAGTCGAAGAGCAGCCGCGGCGCCAGGCCCGGATCCCGCTCTACCCGCTTCCCATGCTTGTACATCGCGCCGAGCAGCGTGTGATCGACGTCGAACCCGGCCGTCGAGATGTTCAGGATGCGGCCCGGGCCGCGGGTGACCTCCCGGCCATCAGGCATCCGGCAGATCAGGCGCCGCTTCTTCGTGGACTTCCCGATCACCATGTGCACGCGGGCCTTCCGGTCGCCCAGGTCGCCCCACTCGTGCACCTCATCGCAGACGAACAGGCTGGGCAGCCCACCCTCGTTCGTGCCGGCCACTGCGGCCACCCGGCGCATCACCCCCGGCACTCCGTCGCTGCGCTTGATCTCGGTGTCGTACACCTCCGCGTAGCCGCACAGCGGGGCCTCCTTCACCACCTGGTCCCGGCCGCCGAGCATGATGCCCGCGATATTGAACAGCAGGTCCGCCTGATCGAAGCTGGCCGCCGCGTTGATGATGTTCGGCGAGACCGGCCGGATCTGCGGCGGCCCGAACAGCTCCAGGTCCTCCAGGGCCGCCGCGAACGTCGTCTTGCCACCGCCCGTCGCCTCGCCGCGCACCGCGGTGTCGTAATGCCAGTAGCCGCACCGCGGGCAGAACTCGTACCAGCGGCGCGTGAACCGCTTCTGGTCCGGGCGCAGCACCAGCGGCTTGCCGTACCAGTCGCCCTCCGCGCAGATCAGCTTCGTCTGCATCCATGCGACCGCCACCTTGCCCTCGTGCGGCCAGCGGGCGGTGCCCGGATCCCAGCCGCAGTCCAGGCAGGGCGCGTGATCACCCGCGTAAGCCTCGTTAGTCGAGGTCGGGATCAGGCTCACTCAGCGCCTCTGTCAGCTCACGGTTCAGGTCATCCAGTGACTTGCGCGCCGTCGCGATCGTGAACCCGAGCTTCTCCCGGTTCAGCGCACCCAGCCCCAGCGTCTGAGCCCGCTTGTCAGCCAGTGCGGCCGACCGCGTGGCAGTCCCATACGACGGGTGCTCCGTCACCTGGCCGTTCCCGCCGATCACCACTGGCTTGCGATCACCTCGCCGGTTCGACCGCATCGCACGATCCAGCGCATCGATCCACTCCAGCAAGATCGTGCCGTCAGCGGCAGTCCACGCCTGATGGATCGGATCGGCCCACGCCCGCTCCCAGGCATCACGTGAAGCGGCCAGCCACGCCGGGCGCCGCGACGGCAACTCGAACCGCTCAAGCTGGCCACCGTCGCCGAGCACCAGTTCGGCACGCCGGCCGTTGCGCTGATCAACAGCCTGACCTGCTGGTTTCTTCGTCCGGGGCATAGTCACCGCCCGTAACTGTTGATCTTGACCCTTGGATGGCCAGTGGTACCACGGGAAAATGGTGCCGCGTGTGCGGGTCATGGGGGCTGCCACCCCCAAAAACCCGCGTGCATGCGGCGTGACCTGCGGATACGTCACCGTCCGCTGGTGGCTTCGTTGCAGCGGGTGTGTTCGAGTCCGCGGTACCTGCTGCGGTCAGCATCCACATGCCCGAGCTGGGCGTCTGCCTTGGTGGTGATGGGCTTACGGCACCTCGCGCAGAGCTGGCCTGGCACGAACTCAGCGAGCAACTTGGCCCGCAGCTTCTGGTGTGCGCCACCGTAGCCGCGGCGTGTGGTGTTGGGCCTGGCCTGGCGCTTCGCGGTTGCGGTGGCCTGGCAGGCCGGGCAGCGGAGTGTGCCGGTGAGGTCGAGGTCGAAGAGGTCACCGCAGCCGATGCACCAGCGTTTCGGCATGTCATCGCCTGTGCTGCCAGTGCCAGAGGATGGCGCCGAGCGCAACGCCGCCGAGGCCTGCGATGGCGGCGATGCCGAGCGCGGCGAACGTCTCGACTACCCAGATCGTGCCAGGAACGACGTGGATCACGCTGCCGCTCACCTGCGCCTTCCTGGCTGCCTGATCTCCCTGTACGCGTCCCTGGCCCGCCGCGCGTACATGGCGGCGATGGCCACCAGGACGGTGGCGAGTGCGGCTTCGGTGACGGCGATGGTGGTGACGGCGAGCAGCACGATCATGCGCTGGCCTTCGTCCCGCCACCAAGTTCGGCAACGAGCCCATATAGCCGGTCGTCACCAACCTGGATGGTCTCGATGGTGACGAGCTGGCCGGCCCGCATCCTGATGACGATCTCCTCGATGTGCAGGAGGCTGCCGATGAGGCCGGCGGCTTCGAGTGCTTTGGCGAAGTCCTCGGATCTCACGACGGTCGGGTACTCGCTCACGGTGTGATTCTCCG